CTGAATCATGTGAGTCTCGACTCGATGTTAAGAAATTAACCTCTCGAGTCCAGATGGAGGGGATTTCGTTTTTGACGAAGTCCCTTCCTAAGCTAGGCAAGGCGATTGATTTCGCCTTACATAGTGATACTCCTCTACTCGTCCGGGGTTTCGTTTTGAAACCTCGTTCGTCAATTCCCCGATTTCTCGGGTGGTTGTTAGAGCGTATCTTCACTGATGATGGATATGTCCGGAGTGATCCCGACATAACCGCAATAAAGCACGTCAGGCAGTTCTTGTACTTTTTGTACAAGCTCAAACTACCATACGATGATGTTTCGGAAAGTTCCGTTATATCGTCGTTCGTCCAAACTCAGCAAGAACTCGAGTTACTCGAGTTTCCTGCTTCTGTTGTGCCAATAATCCAAGATGCGCGTACATTTTTATGTCGCCTTCTTGATGGATTCGATGTTAGGGATATTACTCCCCGACACGGTCCTGGGGCTGTTGCTACCGGTGAGGAAGTTGGCGAGAAATCTAATTTCTCGCGCATCTATTCTCATACGGAGCGCATCTATCCCTTTACGGGATTCTATATGCTTGGTTTGAACCAAGTAATAGACCAGATGAATTGGCTTGAGGGTCTCACGACTTTGGAATACGGAACGGCGAAAGTCGTTCTCGTACCCAAGGATTCGCGTGGACCCCGACTCATATCTAAGGAGCCACTGGAATTACAGTGGATTCAGCAAGGGATCCAGAAGCGTTTATACTCCTGGATTGAAGAGCACCCATTAACACGAGGGTCCGTAAATTTTACGGACCAATCGATTAATCGGCGTCTGGCCTTGAAGTCTTCACGGACTCAACAGTTCGTGACTCTTGATATGAAGGACGCAAGCGACCGTGTATCCCTAAAATTAGTCGAAAGACTATTTTCTGGGACTTCTCTCTTCGAGGGGCTTTTAGCCTCGAGAAGTGAGTTTACACAGTTGCCTGATGGAAGGGTAGTGCGTTTAAA